CGCATGCACCACCGGGTTGTGTCCGTTGGACTCCCTCTTGCGGTGGCGCATTATCATCAAGAGATCCAGCGCCTTGAGCGCGATCATGAGAGCGACGCCGGCGATCACCAGGGGGTCCCGGAAGAGCTCGGGCTTAATCCAGGGGGTCCCTGTTGTTTGTGCGAATGCCTCGGTTGGGAACACGGTGGCCTCCCGCTCAGCTGGTTGCTTTCGTGACGTCCATCGTGAGTTGCAGCGTGCCCTTCTCGATGGTGTAAACCTTTCCTCCGGCGACCCCGATCTGGATGTCGTAGACCCAGCGCCCGATACCGAGGGCGAGCGTGTCTGCAGGCACGAGGTCGAAGCGCACGTCTCCGTCCGTTCCCACGCCCCCGGCCGTGACGATCTGCCCGGTGCCCGGGAGGTCCGTCACCGCGATCGCCTTGAGCACCTTCGCGTCGGCATCCGGTTCGCTGGGGAGGCGCTTGATCGTCAGCCAGGCCTTCGCGACGGCCGCAGGCAGGTCCGTGACGGTGCGGCGGATCTCCAGGTCATCCCCGACAACGAACCCCGTGATCTCAGTCGATAGTGCAGACATCGGTGATCCTCCTGGACCCGCGGGTTGCGGTGTTGGCCGGCTTGCAGGAGCACGTCGCGTGGTGCGTCGTGGATACGGAGCGGGTCGCGGCATGAACGGCCGCTACGGATCTCGTTGCCCGGTGGACGGCGGAGACGGAGCGGCTGGCGAAATGCGCGGAGCGGACGGAGCGCCGGGCGAAGTGGCGGGCCATCGGCGTGGGGGGCTCGACTCGAGCGTGGCAACTCGCCCAGCCGCGTCCGGTCGCGGTAGCTGATGCGGTTGCTTGCTCGACCTCGGCGCTGCAGGAGGCCGTTCCGAGCCCTGTTGCCGTGGCGGATGCCCAGGCCGTGCTCGTGACGGTGCCGGAGGCCTCAGCCGTTCCGATCCCCGTCAAAGTGGCCGATCCAAGAGCGTCGGCGGTCGCGGCCAGGCTGCTTGTTCCGCGTCCCGTAGCGGTTACCGAGCTGATGCCGGTAACCGAGGCCTCGGCCGTCGCGGTCCCGCGTCCCGTCGACGTGGCGGAACCTGCGGAGGAGGTCGATGCCGTCGCTTGCGCCGTACCTCGCCCGGTGGCGGTGGAAGAGCCTACGGATCCGACCGTCGCCGGAGCCTGGCTGGTTCCCCTTCCGGTAGCGGTGGCGCTCCCCGCAGCAGCGACGGTGGCCGAAGCGCTCGCCGTCCCGCTTCCGGTCGCGGTGGCGCCAGGAAGGGTGTAGGTGATCCGCAGCTTGCAGTATTCCGACTCTTTGGTCCCGTTGAAGTTGATGCCCCACTCGCTGTCGCCGTCGCCCTGGATACTGCCATCTCGGATTCGGACATCGGTAGTGCCGGTTCTGCTGATGAGGTAGAGGTAGGCGTCCTTGTCCTCCTGTCCCCACCCGTCCAGCAGGTCCAACCAGACATTGCTCGGAAGGTCAGCTCGCGTTGTGGCCTCGACGAAGTCGCCACCGCCGAATTCCGCAGCGGTTCCGTTCAGGGCGGCCCCGATGATCTGTCCGAAGTCATAAAGCGTGATGCGCAGTTCGGGGGACCCCGCGGGTTGCGTGGCAGACAGAAACTGAAAGAACTCAACCCCGGTGATCGTCGCATTGTCAGGGATCGGTGCTGATGACGCATCGAACTGGAAGAATGCGAACGTGGCTTTGGTGGGGGTAGTCTTCTTGGCGAAAACCCGACAAGCAGCAAGGCCCGTGTAGGCCGTGTAGACGCTTGGCGAAAGGGTGTGCTCAATGCACCCGCTGGTCCCCGGCAGGGCCCCGAATGTCTGAACGTGGGTGGACACGGCTCTACACCGGAGCGGCGACGGGCGCCGCGCTCAAGGTGATCGGGTAGCTCTGGTCGTTCTGCTGCATGGCGCCGCCCAGCTCGGGACTACTCCATGCGGAGTTTCAACGCTCCCGCCGCAATCTTGAATTGACCACCGGTGCCGACGGCCTGGGGCTCATCGAGCGCGCCATGATGGAGGAGGTTGCCGGAGCTCGCCGCGTCTTTCAGGCCGAAGTGCGTGATCGTTCCCCACGGAGCGGTGGCTGTCACGAAGACGATCTCGTCGGCATTCGTCACCATCTTCCCGATCCCGTCGGTCACGGCCAGGGCGAAGGCGGGGGTGCTCCCGCCATAGGGATAGATGCGCTTCCGCCCGTAGGATCCGACCGAGACTTCGGTCCCGGCGTTCGCATCCGTGGGATCGGCGGTGTAGAGCGCGAGGTAGATCTCGGAGGGGGGCGTGAAGGCTACACCGTTGTAGGTGTGATCCAGGTACTTGGCCTCCTGATAGTCAGACAGTGCGCTCATGGCCTTCTTCCTTTCCGTGCAACGGGGTTAGATCCCGAGTCGACTCAACACCGCAGCGGACTTGTTCCCGTCGCCGTTCGAGCCGGGCTTTTGCTCATCCGGCTGCCGACCGTCTCCGGGCTTTTCAACGGAGGTTCGGGAGCCTCCAGAGATCTCAATGCCATACTTCTCTGCCAGCTTCTTCTCCCTCGCCAGCGTCACGAACACGTCTTCGAGGTCCTCGCCCTTCTCCGCCAGGAAGCCGGTGCGGGTGCCGAGGCCGTTCTCGATCGCGACCACCGCCCCGTTCGCCTCCTTCTCCGGATCCACCCACTGCCAGCCCCTGGGCCGGTGCCGCACCGCCATGTACCGGGCTGGATTCCGGGTCGGTAGGACCAGCATCCCGGAGAGGAGGGCCATGTCGAGCCAGATGGGGAAGAGCGGCCGGCGCCAGATGTCGATGAAGTCACTCTGGATGGAGCGCCAATCATCGCGCTCGATCAGGGCGAAGCTCCGCATCGTGGAATAGGTGACGGCCTCGCCATCGCTGGCCAAGGCGTTGTAGAAGACGCTGACGCCGCTGGCAAACCGCCGCAGCATCTGCTTGACGAAGGCGGCGAGTTGGGTCGTCGGATGCTCGGCCCTCAGGGTCTCGATGTCATAGCCGTTCGGAACGATCAACCCCATGCCCGGGTTCATTTCCAGCTGGGCCGGAGCCTTCCCCGTCGCCAGGTCCGCCCCCTCCGAATCCGGCCGCTTCACGAGGGCAAAGCCGGAGGAAGCTCCGATCCGGGCCGCGACCGCCTCGGTTTCCTCGTACGCCTTGAGCATGTGGGCCGGGACCATGATCGAGTGGAGCCAGGTCACGCCCCGCGTCTGGTTCGCCCGGTCCTGCCGGTAGAGGTGGATCAGCTCATCGGCGGGGACGAAGTAGCGCTCGCGCAGGGAGTCCTGTCCGGCGATGGTGCTGGCGGACCAGAACCAGTAGCCGACCGGGCGGCCGACGGCGTCGATCTCCACCCCCATCCGGATCTCGTTCTGGGTGCCCTGGCGCTGTCGGTTGTAGGTCTCATCGAGCAGGTCGGCGTCGAGGACCTGCAAACCGATGCCGAAGGGGTTGCCGGCGAACCCCTTCCAGATGCGGACGAGGGCTTCCCCGTCGCAACCCCAGGTCTTGACGAGCAGGTTTTCCAGGCGCCGCAGGTTGAGTTTGCCATCGATCGTCACCGGAGCGGCCGACCAGGCTTCCCATGCCGTTTCGATCCGGTCGTTGACGTCCTCGTCCAGGTCCCCGGAGGCGGTCGTGACCTGGGCTTGCAGCCTGATCCCCATGGGCCCGATGACGTTGTTCTGCAGGAGGCGGAAGAAGCGCCCCGAGTAGGCGTCATTGCGGGCGAGCTGCCGCGCCCGGGCGCGCAGCATCCGGATGTCGCCCTTGATCTCGCTGTCGGCCGACCGCGCCTGTGCGATCCAGTCCATGAGCAGGCGGTGCGTGCTGGCGCCGTCGAAGGCGCCCCGCGCGCCGGTCAGTTCCCGCCAGCCGGCGCGGAAGGCCCGGCCCAGACGCGGGAGGAGCGGGGTGTTCCTGTGGCTCATTGGCTGAACCCCGGTTCGGTGAACGACATCAGGATCGGCCGGATGGTGGCGTCCGGGTTGCGAAGGCGGGCGAGTCGGGATTCGTAGCGGCACAGGAGGTCGTCGGCATCCTTGATCGGCATCTTCGAAACGACCCTGCCGGCGACCTGGTAGGACTCCAGACCCGCCGGCAGCCGCCCCTCGATGTGGGCCCGCAGGACGGGAATCGCGCGTTCCAGCCAGTCTTGGGAGCTGCCATCCGTGGCTTCCGCCAGGTTCGGCGTGATGTTCGTCCTCCGAGCGTCGACCTGATACACATCTCCGGCCTCGTTGGAGACCCGTTCCACCGCCTGATAGGACCCCGGGACAAAGTCCCCACCGGTGTCCGAGGCGGCCAGGGTGACAACGAAGTCGTCTTCGTCCGCCGCTGCCGTCTTCGCCCGGGCGCTGGGCCCTCCCAGGTAGAGAGTCAGCGTCCACCCCGCGCTGGCCGGGTAGTCGGTGAACCGCTTGCGATACCGGACGGTGGTGCCGGCGGAGAATTCCTCGGGAAGAGCGGTGAGTTCCTGTGTCATGGGCCCCAAGCTGGCATCCCCGGCCCCGGGCTCCAAGTCCGATGACATCGGACTTGGCGCCCCGGAAGGTATCCGCCATCAATCTTGTCCATGAGCACACCAGAAGCCGTTTCCGCCAGGACCCGCACCGTGAAGGTGCCGGCGATTCAATACCGCGAATGTCCGATCGAAATCGGGCAGCGCGCAGATGGAACCGGTGGCGAAATCTCCTCCTACCCGCTCGCCTTCTCCAGCGAGGCCCCCGTCAGGCGGTGGGATTGGGACGGCGAATATGACGAGATCCTTTCCCACGAACCGGGTGACTGCGATCTCGCGCGAGCGGAGGCGAGTGGAGGGGTTCTGCCCCTCCTGCAAAGTCATCAGCGACTCGTGCAATTGGGATCGGTGCGAGACATCACAGTCGACACGAAGACCAAACGCGGTCGCGGGGTTGCTTACTTCGATCTGTCTGACAAAAACGATGATGCGCATCGGCAGGAAAGCCTCGTCCGCAACGGCCATCTGAAGACCGTCTCCGTTGGCTACAGAGTCACCGGCATGGTGCTCGCCTCGACGGACAAGAAGACAGGCATCAGGACCTATCGCTGCTCGTGGATGCCGATGGAGGTATCCACCGAGCCCATCCCCGCTGATTTCAAGAAGGTTGGCATTGGCCGCGCGGAGATCGAATCGCGCGCCTCGGCCGGCGAGGAGTTTGTTGAGTTCCGGATCGAAGAACCCGCCACGGAAGGAGAACGAACCATGACCACGGAGCCCGCGCCCGCCCAGGGCACCCCAGGATCGGCCCAGCCCGCAGCGCCAGCGACGCCGGCGCCGGCGCATGCCGAGGTCCGCAATCTCGCCACCGATGCGGCCGACATCATCGAGATGGCGGCGCGCCACAACCTGGCCGACCAGGCTCCGATCTGGATCCGCAGCGGCCTGACCCCGGACCAGGTCGGCCGGGAGATCCTGAAGAAGATCGCCACGCGCGGCCATGCCTCTCCCGCGGCCGAGTCCCTGGAGGGGATGCCGGCCAAGGATCGGGGCCGCTACTCGGTCCAGCGCGCCATTCAGATGCAGATCGAGATCAAGGAAGGCAAGCGGAGCCAGTACGACGGCATCGAGGGTGAGATCCACCAGGAGCGCTTCAGGCAGCGCGGTGGGTCGGAACATGGCGGAATCCTGGTTCCCCTTCGGTTGCGTACCGAAGAGGAGCGGGAGCGGCTGGTGCGCACCCTGGGGACCAACCAGCCGACCGGCGGCGCCACCCTCGTCGGGCAGACGACCATGCCCGACATGATCGATCTGCTGCGCAACCGGTCGATGGTCCTTGCGGCTGGTGCCAAGTTCTATCCGGGTCTCACCGGCGTCGTGCTCTTCAACAAGAAGACCTCCGCCCCGACCGTCGAATGGATGGCGGAGAATCCGGCGTCCGGCGCTACCGCTTCGGAGCCTGGCTACGGCTACGTCACGCTCTCGCCCAAGACGCTGATCGGGACTGTCCAAATCCCTCGACAGTTGCTCGTCATGTCGTCGATCGATGCCGAGGCCGACATCCGGAGCGACCTCTCGGTCGGGACGGGACTGGCCATCGACCTCGGAGCTATCCACGGTACCGGCACGGACCGGCAGCCCGTTGGGATCTACTCCGCCGCGGGGGTCCAGACCTGGGGCGTGGACGGCGTCCCGGACCTGACCGACGTGACGACCATGATGGGCATGCTCGCGGACAAAAACGCGGATCTCGGGGCCGAGGCATGGATGACGACCCCGCTGATGGCCGCCGTGCTCATGCGGACCCAGGTGGTCTCGGGCCAGGCGGCGATGCTCTGGGAGGGAACCTTCCGCGAGGGCAAGCTCCGGGGCTTCACGGCCTACGCCACGAACCAGATCAGCAAGACGCTCGAGGCCTCGGCGACGAAGCACGGCTTCATCTTCGGCAACTGGAACGACCTCGCGGTCGGGATGTGGGGCAATGAGCTCGAGATCGTGGTCGACGTCGTCACCAAGGCGGCCTACGGCCAGATCGTCATCACGAGCTACGCCATGGCCGACACAGCCGTCCTGCGGGGCGACAGCTTCGTGAAGGGCACCGGAGCGGTCATCGCCTAAGCCGACACCGGCGGGAGCAGAAGCCATGACAGACCAGGCCAAGGTCACGATCGAGATCACGAGCGGCCACTGTCTGGGCGGCGCCGACAACGACGTCTACCCCGGCGACATCCTGGAAGCTCCTCGGGATCTCTCGATCGCGGAGGCCCTGAAGAAGGTCCGGACCGGCTACGCCCGCATCGTCCCGAACCCCCAGGAAGCGGGCCCGGAGGTCCCCACCGACTCCGGGCCCGTGCCCGCCACCGTTGTCACCCATGGGGATCCGGTCGTCAACACCCGCGACCCCGAAGTCCAAGCGCCCCACCGGGCGCCCAGAGGCCGGCCCCACGCCGGCAGGAGGTAGACCGTGTCCCACATTCTCAACGCCCTGGCCAACGCCTATCACTTGCTCCTTGCACCCCCCATCGACCGCACCACAACGCTGACCGGTACCGCCCTCGATGTCCAGGACTACGAAGGGGTTGCCCTGATCGTCCTGAACGGAGCAGCCGCGACCGCCGGCACGACCCCGACCCTCAACGTGAAACTGCAGCACTCGGCCACCACGACGACGGGGGATTTCGTCGACGTCACTTCCGCGGCATTCGTCGAGGTCACCGACGTCGCCGGCACCGCCGGAGTCCAGACGCTCAAGGTCAACGTCTCCGATCTCAAGCGCTATATCCGCGTGATCGGGACGATCGCCGGTTCCGGTGCGCACTTCGACTTCTCCGCAGGGTTCGTCGGGATCAAGAAGGCGTCGTAAGGGCGGTTCTCTCATGAGGATCCCGGTCGCGGGTGCGGCCGGAGGAGGAATGCAAGATGCGCAAGCGGTCCTGGTTGCCGGTGCTCCTGTCTCTCTCGGTTCTGGCCTTGATGGTGCCCCCCGCGCAGGCCACGCAGAAGATCCCTACTCTGCTCGGCCACTACGAAAGCGGGACCATTGATCAGTATGAATACATCACCCCAAGCCTCACGGCCCTGGGGGTGGACACGGCCGTCGTCACGATCACCCTTCCGAGGGAACTGCCCTACGCGCTCATCAGCAGCGTCCCGACCTGGCGCATCCTCGTCGGGAGCCGGACGTCGACGGCCAACGTCGACTCGGTGAAGTGTGAGGTCTGGCTCGGCCGAACGGCGAAAACGTACCGCCACTCGGCTTTCGCTGCGGGGGGCATCCTCAACGCCAAGCAGAAGGCGTTCGACGTCACCCTCTACCCACTTCCCACGTTCCGAACGCTGGTTCTCTACATCACTAACGCCGACTCGACCGCCGCGATCTTCAACCTGGATATCGGCGTGCTCAAGGGACCCACGAAGTGACCTTCCTCGGCGAATCCGACATCGCGGCCATGCTGGCGGATCTGGCAGCCGCAGGTGGAGCGGTCGAGGTGATCCTCGGAGCGGCCAAGACGACCGGTCTGGACGATCGCCAAGCGGCCGAGGTGTTCGGCGGCGAGATGCCCGGTGTCATCTCCATGGATGAGGGGGTGCACGTCCAGACGGGTGCCCTGCCCGGGCTGGCCTCCGGCTCCGCCATCACCGTCGACGGCGTCGCCCGGGTCGTCCGCGAGGCTACGCCCTACGGGGACGGGGCCATGACCCGGATCGCCCTGAGGGACCCGTGAGCACCGTCCGGGAGCAGATCGTCGCCGCGGCCTTCGCGGCTCTGACCACCGGTCGCCCGGCCGGCGTGCCGCTTCCGGTGCGCACGCGCATCGACACCCCGAATCCCGACCAGCTCCCGGCCTTCACCGTCTATCAGTCTACGGAAGTGGTCGACCCCATGCACCCTGAGAGGCCTGTCCATGCGGCAGACGGGGCGATCGTCCTGCGAACTCTCGTTCTCGCCACTGAGGTCTTGACCAAGGCCGGCGCCGGCGGGGAGCCGGACAAGGCCGCGGATCCAATCATCGCCTGGACGACGAAGGCATTGGGAGCGGCTGGAACATTCGGAGGCCTGGCCAACCGGCCAGCACGAGAGACCGGCACCAAGTTCGAATACCAGGCGGGGGAGACCTCGTTCTGCCGGGCCACGATGACGTGGCGATACGAGTATCAGTCCCGCGTCGACGACGCGGAGCAGGTCACCTAAATCAGGAGGAGATGATGGGAAACGTAATTGACGGCACCAAGAACCTACTCGGCCGTGGCAAGGTCCATTTCGCTCCCTACAGCGCCCTCGGTGTGCCGACCGGGGCCTACCTCTTCCTGGGCAACGCTCCCAAGATAACTTTCACCCCGACACAGGAGGAGATCAAGAAGTACGGCAGCACGACGGCCCAGGCGCGCCTCATGGCCTCCGACGTGTTGAAATCGGAACTCGCGCTCCAGATGACCCTCGATCACTTCAACAAGGAAAATCTGTGTCTGGCGCTCTTCGGCACCCTCGGTACGGCGATCACCCAGTCTGCGAGCACCGCCGTAGCTGAGTCGGTCCCGGACGTCATCCAGGATCGCTCCTACCGGCTGGCCCACCGCAAGGTCAGTAGCGTGGTGGTGAAAGATGCCACGCCAACCACCTATACCGTGGCCACGGACTACACGGTCGACGCGGACACCGGCATGGTCTACATCGTTCCGGGTGGAACCATCGCGGAGGGGACCGACCTTCTCATCGACTACAGCTACGCCGCAATCGCGGCTCCGGGCTACGCGAAGGTACAGATCGGGGCCGAGGGCGTGAAGCGGGGCAGCATCCTCTTCATCCCCGACAACCAGCGCGGGCCGCAGATGGAGCACACCCTCTGGCGCGTGACACTGCGCGCCTCGGGAGGGATCGACTTCATTTCCGACAACTACGCCGAATTCACCCTCGACGGGTATGCCGAGGATGACAGCGTCGCCCATCCGCTGGCCCCCTACGGAGAGACGATCTATCGGACGGGCTCCTGATGGGAGAAGACAGGATCATCCTGGGCGGCCGGCCGTTCCTCTCGATCACGGACAGCACGGTCGAGCACGACCTCCACTTTCACGGCCTGGCCGGCCGCGCGGGCCTGCAGTTCGACATGGGCGAGGGCGAAAGCCCTGAGGCGTTCGGGGAGCGGATTCTCAACGCGACGATCCAAAGCGGCACGATGCTCGAACTGCTCGGCTGCCTCATCGTCCCGGAAGAGATCGGTTCTGATGGCTGGACGCCGGCTGAAGCTCAGAAGACCGCCGCCTACATCGGCCAGCTCCGGGGAGCGGGCGACAAGGCCTCCATCCGGTCGCTCATTCTGTCGCTGCTCACCGATTTTTTTCAATGTGGGCTGGCCTCCATCTGGACTTCCCCGAGATCTTCTCGCCGGGATCCGGGCGGCCAGCCCGAGCTGAGCGAGCCCCCAGTCGCTATGGCCGCTGGGCTGGCCTCGTAAGGGAGCTCGCCGAACACGACCACGAGCGCGCGCAGCGCATCCTGCGGTGGCCCCTTCGAGAAACGCTGCACGCCTATAGGAGTCGGATGCGGTACCAGGCTCTCGACGACTATCGCCACGCGGTCACCGTCTGGGCGACCCTGGCCCCCTACGTCGAGGGCGGCGAATCGCGTCCCCCCTCTCTCCCGGCCATTCTCCGCGACGTGACCCGTGACGACGCCTGACGTACGCATCCGCCTCTCGGCTGAGGGCGTGGCCGAGGTCGTTTCCGCTCTGAAGAAGGTGCAGGCGGAGGGCAACAAGACCGGCCAGGCCGGGAGCAAGTCCTTCCTCGGGCTGAACTCGGTTCTGGGCAGCACGGCGAACCTCCTCGGAGGCCTCGGCATTGCGCTGGGTGTCGGCTCCTTCATCGGCTTCATCAAGCAGGCATCCGAGGCCGCCGACCAGGTCGGGAAGGTCAGCCAGCGGCTCGGCGCCAGCGTTGAGAACCTCTCTGCCCTGAATCTCGCTGCCGCGACGGCCGACGTCAGCACCGAGCAACTCTCGATCGGCCTGATCCGGATGAACAAGCAGCTGGCATTGCTTGCCGAAGGCTCACCAGACGCTCAGGCTACCTTCCGCAACCTTGGCCTGGCGGCCAAGGACTTCAAGGGGAAGGATGCCGTCCAAGCCTTCGACCTGATCTCGGGACGTATGGCGAAGGTCGGTGACGGCGCCCGAAAGACGAAATCCGCCCTCGATATTTTCGGGAAAGCCGGAGCGCAGCTCATCCCCCTCATGAACGACCTGGCCGAAGAGGGTCTGGGGAACCTCATCGAACGGGCGCGAGAGTTGGGTGTGCTTCTGAGCGGCGAGATGGTTGCCGCGACTCAGAAGATGAACGACGATTTCCAGCTCCTGAAGCTCCAGTCGCAGGCGCTCGGGATCCAGTTCGCCACCGGGTTGGCACCGAGTGTCTCCCAGTCACTTTCGATCGTCAGTGGGGGTCTCGCCCAGTCCAAGGATGCCTGGCGGGACTTCGGCCAAGCTGTCGGCGGGATCCTAAAGTTCATCGTGGCTATGGTCGCCGATGCCTTTGACATCACGGCAACTCTCTTGGCCCAAGTCGCCATTGCCTTGGTCTCGACAGGCCGGGCGATGAGTGCGGTCATCAGGGGTGACTTCAAGCGCGCCCTCGCCGAAATGAAGGCTGGTGGCGACGCTTCCGAAGCCGAGATGGCTGCGCTGCGGACTCGGATCGCGGAGCGAGACAGGCTTGCCACCACGGCTGGCGACCCCGCGAAGCCGAGAGCCGGGGCGCCCGAAACGGAAGAGGACCCTGCTGCGCTTGCCCAGCGGAACGCGGCGGCCCTCCGCTCGGTCGCTGACGCCGAGCTGACCCTCACGAAGGCCCGACTCAAGGCCCGCCTCGACGCCGAAAAGCGCAGCTATGACGAAGGGCTCATCAGCGCTCGGGACTACTTCGCAGCGCGCCGCCAGCTCGTCAAGCAGGAAGCCGATGCGGAGGTCGCTTCGCTTCAGGCCAGAAAGGCTTTGCTCGCAGACGAACCCGACCAGATCAAGGCTGTGGCCGATGCGAAGGTGATCGATGCGCAGATCAATAAGATCCGCCTTGATCAGGAGTCTCAGCTCTTGGGGCTGACAGCGGACGAGAAGAAGGCCGTCGAGGACCTCGGCGAAAAGCGGCTCGGCTTCGTCAAGAAGATCTTCGACGCCCAGGGCCGCACGCATGCGGTCGCCATGCAGGAGATCGGCGAAGAGGTCGCGTCTTACCATGCGGCGCTGAGGCAGGCTGGCGTGCCACCAGAGGCCCGGGCTCGGCTCACGGATGCCTACCGGGCCGCGCTCACCGCGGCAGCGGACCTCGGCGAGGCCCAGAAGCAAGCCGAGGCCGCGATGGCGAACCTCAGCCTCGACCGGCAGGCGATCGAGAACCAGGTCGCGTCCGGTCAGCTCACTCAGCTTCAGGGAGAGCAGGCGTTGCTGGCTCTGGAGCAGGATCGGCTCGTGGCGCTCCGGGCGCTCGCCGCGGCCTACCTCGCCTCGGCCGAGGCAACGAACAACGACGAGAAGATCCGCCAGGCCCAGGAGTTCGCCGCCTCGGTAGACGCGATCGGAGCGGCCGGCGCTCGCGCCGCGAACCAGATGACAGTGCTCCGGGACGGGATCGAACAGTCTGGGATCCAGGCGCTCACGGACTTCTTCGCGCGGGGCATCACGGAGGCAGAGAGCTTCGGGGAAGCGGTCAAGGACATGGCCCGGTCCGTGATCCAGAGCATTCGCCAGATCGTCTCCGAAATGATGGCTGCCCAGATCGTCAAGGGGCTCTCGGGGCTCTTCGGTGGGCTCGGGGGCGGGGGTGGAGGTGGCGGTGGCGGAACGGAGTACGTCGACCCAGGCGCCTACGCTGCGGCCGGGGGCCGTATCGGCAGCCTCCCCCGCTTCTCCATGGGCGGCGTGCTGCGCGGCCCCGGCACCGGCACCAGCGACAGCCTCGCGGCCGTCACCGAGGCTGGCCGCCCGGTCCGCCTCTCCAACGGCGAGTTCGTCGTGCGCGCGGCATCGGTGCAGCAGCCGGGCGCCCTCGAGTTCCTGCACGCGTTCAACCAGTGGGGCACGGCGGCGATCAAGCCGATCTCGCCAAGCGTGCAACGGTTCGCCGGCGGGGGCCTGGTCGCTCAGGGCGGGACCGCGGGCGGTCAGCAGCAGAAGGGCGGCAGCCTCCTCATCGGCCTCGACGAGGGGCTGGTCCTCAAGGCGTTTTCAACCCCAGCCGGACAGCGTGTCCTGGTGGAGTCGGTTAGTAGAAACCGGCGGGCCTTGCAACAGGTTCTGAACGGATAGGAGGAAGACACGATGCCAGCGGGTGACGTCAAAGCGTACGGGTATTTTCGCATGAGCCTCCTGAAGGGCGAGTACTCCCTGGATAGCGGAACGTTCCGAGTCATGCTGGTCAGGGCCTACTCGCACGACCCCCTGCACATCTATATCACACAGGTGCGGTCGTATGAGGCGTCTGGGACTGGCTACACCGCCGGAGGGATCCTGATTCCTACGTACCACGGCACAGTGCTGCCAGACCCCTTTACTGGGATCGAACCTATCCAGTGGATATCGCCCTACCCTGTCTGGCCCGGTCTGGATGCGGGCGAGTTTTCTCATGCGATCGTCTACCATGACGGAGGAACTGACGGCACGCGGAAGCTCATGTTCTCGATTGAGATCGGTTCCGCCTACCCCTCCTCCGGCGGTTCTTACACGCTCCAATGGGACGAAAACAGCGGTTCCGAGATCATCCTGGAGTTGTCCGAAGAGGCGGCATGAGCGACGTAGCGGTTCCCGTTTCCCGCCTTTCGCTGGGTCTTCACCAGCGTCGGGTGTCGGTGGACTTGCTTCCGGCGGTATGGGTGCCCGTCAAGCGCCTCTCGCTGGGTCTGGGTATGCACCGCGTTTTGGTGGATACGACTTCCCCGGTCATGGTGCCCGTCAAACGGCTGAGCCTTGGCCTATCCATCAAGAAAGTGACGACGGAGACGCCTCTTCCCGTTAAGGTCCCCGTTTCTCGCCTCTCTCTTGGCCTCCATATGCGCCGCGTGTCAGCGGATCCGGTGCCGATCGCACTACAGGTTCCCGTGAAGCGGCTCAAGCTCGGGTTGCACCTGCACAGAGTCTCTATCAAGGCCCTGTCGGGGAGTGAAGTGTCTCTGCCCGCATTCCGTCCGAACGCCGGCACGCCCGTCCGCCTCCGCATCGGCTGGCTGACGGATGTTCTTACCGCTCGCTCGACGAAGGAGCAACGCCGACAGCTCCGACTCCATCCCACGGGCTCCATGATCTGGGAAACGAACTCCTTCGACGTCGAGGCGCAGGCGATGGCCGCCTTCCTCTACAGCGGTCAACCCAACGCGCAGGCGATCCCGCTCTGGCCCTTCGTGCGCCGCACGGCTGCGGCCGTCGACGCCGGAGAGACCACGATCCCCCTGGAGCCCGGCGCCGGGACGTTCTGGCTCGGCAGGAGCGCAGCGTTCCTCAACCAGGACAGCCCGTCCGAAGTGCGCACTCTCGCAGCCATCCATGCGGACGATCTCGAGCTGGCCGAGCCGCTGGTCAACGCCTGGCCGGCCGGGACGGAAGTCTATCCGGTGGCGCCCGGATACCTGAAGTCCACGCAGCCGATGAGCTGGGAGAGCCTCGGGAACAGCGCGACGCAGCTGACTGTGGACATCCCAACCTTCGGGGCCGTGGAGCGGACGTATCCGGCGGTCCCGAGCTGGCTCGGCGTCGAGGTCCTCGATGTCCAGCCGAACCGCTCGGGGCCGGTGGAAGACGGCTTTGACCGGGCACAGGAAGCCTTGGAGTCCCGCACGGGCCCGCTCTGGATGGATCCGGGGTCGGACGCCCCGGCACTGGAGCGGCCCTTCGTCTGGACCGCCCTCGGCGCGGCCGAGGTGATCCAGCTCCTGCGCTTCCTTGAGGCGCGCCGCGGAGCGGCCGTGCCCTTCTTCGTCCCGAGCTGGCAGCAGGATCTCCGCTTGGAGACGAGTGCGGCCGCGAACGCTGGGCAGATCCGGATCCGGGCCTGCAAGTACACCGACGGCCTATTCAACCACGGCCTCGGGCGCCGGACCCTCGCGGTCCGCCTGCCCGGGGGAACCTCGTGGAGCTACCACGTCGTGACGGAGGCGGTCAACGAGGGCTCCTACGAAACGCTGACGATCATTCCGTACGCTCCCGCGGCTTGGGCGAAGGAGACGACCCTGATCTCCTTCCTGCGCATGTGCCGCCTGGCCGATGACGAGGTCGAGCTGGTCTGCCACAACCCGGCGGTCATCGAAGCGACCATTCCCATCCGCGAGGTCAGCCTTGAAAACCCGACCGAGATGCCGGGCTGGGGGCCTCGCGCTCGCGTCACCCAGGAGGCCCTTGAGGTGCTCCGGACGGGTCGCGGGTTCGCTCGGGTTACGCAGGCAGCGGTCGAGGTGCTCCGGACCGGCCGCGGATCGGCTCGCGTTTCACAGTTGGCCCTTGAGGTCCTTCGGACCAACTAGAAGGGGGATCCCGATGGCGCTGCTTTTCATGGATGGATGCTCGCACTATTCGACCGCTGCCCAGTATGCGGAAAAGTGGGGTGCGTACAATGCTAACTACGCCATTCCAGGAAGCACGAACCCGCGCCGAACGGGGGGAAAACATCTGGCCGTGGGGAGCTATGGAAATGCGTCCTATGCGGTAGGCTCGGTGAAATCCACGCTGGTCGCTGGATGCGCTTTCTACACCGTTGGGCTTCTCACTGGGGCGTATCCCATCTCCTTTATGCGGAATGGGACTATCACTGTTGCCGTGAGGTTCAATGCCAACGGGTCTATTTCTGTCGTGAGCAATAACGAGAGCACCGTTCTCGGGACAACGGTTGTGGATGTCGTCACCGGAAGCGCCTGGTACTACCTTGAGTTTAAATGTACGCCAGACAATTCTGGTGATTATGAAGTATGGGTCAATGGTGTGTCCGTGCTGGCAGGGACTGGCGATACCCAGACCGACTCCGCCAGCGGCGTTGACGAAATACGTTTCAGTGGCGCTCAAGGCGGCACCAACTTCACCGACCTCTACATCGACGACTCGACGCAGCACGGCGACTGCCGGATCGAAACCGTCATGCCGAACGCCGCGGGCACCTACTCTCAGTTCACGCCCACGCCCTCCGGCCAGAACTCGGCGAACGTGGACGACGCCGGAGCCATCGACGAAGACACCACATACAACGCCTCCAACACCGCCGGGCAGAAGGACACCTTCGATCTGGAGGACATCTCGGACATCAGCGGAAGCGTCATCAAAGGTGTTCAGCTCAACCTGACCATGCGAAAGGACGACGCGGGCAACCGTACGGTGACACCCTACCTTCGCGCGGGCTCGGCGGACTATCCCAACGCGGCCCCGGTGATCGTCGCGGACGTGTACCGCATGTGGAAGTGGATCTATGAGACGCACCCCGATACCGACCCGTGGGACCGCACGAACTTCAACGCCCTGGAAGCGGGCTACAAGCTGGTGTCATGACCTTCGCCGAGCAAGAAGCGGCGGGAGGAAACCCGGTCGAGTGCTACGTCTTCGGATCCGGAGCGGCGATCTGGTACTACACGTCTGCGGAGCTGGAGATCACCCTCCCCGCCTGGCCGAGCAACCCGTTCGTCCCGGCGCCGATCATCCGGGAGGCGATCGACCAGTCATCCGAGGACGCCTCCGGATCCATGCACCTGACCGTGCCCAGGACGTTCCCACCCATCGCGGCTTTCATCCCGTATGCGCCGGCGAACAGGATCTCGGTCCTCATGGCTCAGGCTCACCGGGGGCATGAGGTGGACTACATCACCCCGTTCCGCGGGCGCATTCTTTCTGTAGCCTGGGAGGACAGCCTGGCCAAGGTGGAGTGCTGCGGCATCGGTCACGAGCTGCAACGGGGGATCCCGCGACTCGGCTACTACCGGCAATGCAACCTTGCCCTGTACTCCACAGTCTGCTCGGTCGAAGCCGCCCTCTTCCGCCAGGAGATCACGGTCATCGAGGTCAACGGCGCCGACATCGTCGCGACCGGGTTCTCTCTCCATCCGGATGGCTGGTTCAACGCCGGGTGGATCGAATGGGGGGACCAGAAGCGGTTCATCGTCAACCACGTTGCGAACACGGTGACGCTAATGAACCCGTTCCCAGGACTCTCGGGGGGTGGCGGCCTGGTGGCCTATGCCGGCTGTAACCACACCGAAGCCGACTGCAAGGACAAGTTCGACAATCTCGCGAACCATCTGGGTTTCGCCAATGTGCCTTGGCGGGACCCGCATCTGCAGAGGATCACCTGATGTTCTGGACTATGGCCTTCGTTTGGGTGGCCAGTTATTTCGCAGGGCGCTACTTGCGGGACCGCCCGGTCAAGCTAGAGCAATCCAAGCCGGGAGCGATCGACCCGGATCAAATGCCGACTGTCTCGGAGTCTCGGGCCATCCCTATGATCTGGGGTACGGTGAAGCTGCGCTCCCTGAATGTGCTCTGGTACGGACACCACTACACCGCCTCCGTGTACAGTCTCACCGGCCGCAGCATTCCCGGCTACTATCACTATCTGAGCGTGGCCTACGGTCTGTGTTCCGGAGAAATTGATTCCGTCGTCGAGGCAGCTTGGGACGACCTCACGCCCGAGCCTACCTACCATGCGAGCACGCCCGTGCTGGACACGATTCGATATTTCGGGGACGTGACTTCTACGACAGCTTTGTTCGGCGGCATGGAACAAGAGGGGGGGATACGAGGCGAGCTGCGCTGCTACCACGGCGGCATACCCCAGGCTCCGGATGACGTGCTGGCCGTCTATCTCAACCGAGAAATCCCTGGATGGCCCGGTGTCGCCTGGATCATGGCGTGGCAAGGATCAAACACTCCTACGGGCTATCCTGGATCGTTCTGCATCGGCATGAGCCCGATCCTCCACCCGATGTCCGTCACAGTTCGACGCGTGGATCACGCCAACCCGCTCGAACTGACAGGCGGGACCCACGACATCGACGGCGACGCCAATCCGGCGAATATCATCTGGGACATCCTCACGAACACCAACACGGCCCTGGGTTTGACGGCAGAAGACGGGCTCGATCGCGCCTCTTTCGAGACCGCTGCCGGGACGTTGTTTGCCGAGGGCTTCGGCCTGAGCATGATCCTCAACGATGCCGGGAAGGCCGGGGAGGTGATCGAGGAGGTCTTGCGCCATATTGATGGCGTGCGCGTGACCAACGCCAGCACGGGCCTCATGGAGCTGCGGCTCATCCGGGATGACTACAATCCCGACGATCTCCCATCCCTGGGCGAAGACCAGATCCGGAGCTTGAGCTTCCAGCGGCCGTCTCTGGATGCCACGGCGAACATGGTTCGAGTGACCTATACGGACGAGGCCGATCACTACTCGGAGCGAGTCGTCACTTTGCAAAACTCCGCGAGCATTCAGGCGCAGGGCCAGATCATCGTCGAGGATGTCTCCTTTCCGGCGGTCACGAAGACGGCTCTCGCCCAGCGCTTGGTGGCCAGGGAAGCGAGGGCGATCTCCTTCCCGGCTGCCCGGCTCTCCCTCACGGCGGATCGGTCCGCGTGGGAGCTCCGCCAGGGCTCGCCCTTCAAGGTCTCCTGGCCTCCGCTCGGCATCGTCGGCATGGTCTGCCGCGTCACGCGCATCACGCCGGGGAGCCTCACGAAGGGGGACGTGCAGATCGAGGCCATGGAGGACGTCTTCGGAGCGTCCTGGACGGGGTATGGCCCGATCCCGCCGAGCGGCTGGGAAGATCCCTACCAGCCTGCCTGACAGTGGGTTGACCGCAACTGAATCCATGCTAGAATGTTCCCGGATCCGCCAACCGATACCACGGACGGTTTGGCGTGGGTGGGACAGGTGTTTACCCGAGACCCCATGCGCTGGGAGACCGAATTCGGCCGTTGGGTCGCAGACTTCGGGGCATCCAGGATCGTGGCCGCGCTGGGCCGTGATCCTGACCTGAGTGTTGCTCCCCACGCTCCCTACGACTGGCTTCGCGGGCATCCACCGCGCCCGGATCGCGCGACCGCCCTGGTCGAGCTGTCCGAGGGCCGCCTGTCCCTGGACGCCATCTACAACCACAGTCGCGAGATTGAGGAGCGGGCGCACCGGCTTCCGCATCACATCGCGCGGCGGGGTACGAGGCGGCACCGATGAAGATTGACCTGCAGATCGACTCGACGCAGATGGTCCTACGCCTGAAGAACGGGGAGCGCCGGCTTGCCTATGCCGCCGTGAATGCGATCAACAACACGGCGAAGCGGATCCAGGCGGTAGAACGAGATCGGGTGGAGCAGGTCTTTACCGTCCGCAAGAAGGACTTCATGCGCCGCGAGGCTGCAGTCATCAAGCCGTTCGCCTCGGTGAAGCAGGGAAGAGCGTTCGCTGAGATCGCGGCCGGGCAGAAGCCCCGTCTGCTGCTGTCCATGTTCGAGAGGGGCGGCGAGCGAGGCCCCTTCACGCCTGGAGCAAAGAACGTCGCCATCCCCGTGAAGGGCAGCCCTGCCCGGCCCACGTTCCGGAGTGAGGTGCCGGAGGCTTTGACCTTCAAGAAGCTCCGATTTCGGAAGACCAGGGCGATCGGCACGACACCCACCGGGAAGGCCAAGCGATCGAAGAAGAAGACCAGCGGGATCTGGTTCGGTGAGCAGGGCACCTACATGATCCCGGGGGTTGGGGTCTTTCAGCGCAAGACTTCAGAGCGGGTGAGGCGCCTGCTCTATTCGTTCAAGCCTAGCGTCCACCTCAATACCCGCCTGCACTTCGTCCAGACTGCGGAGAAAGAAGCGCAGAGGTGGTTCCACGAAGAGATGGAACGCGAGGTTATCAATGCGATCGCGAGGGCGCGGGGGGCCGGACTGTGACGCGCACGGGCGCCAGCTACCACGCGCGAGGGCGCATACCACCAGGCGCCACAGGTACTCCTGGGGCAAACCAGCTCGGGTGACGGCGACCCCGGATCTCAAGACGTGGGAGGGGTGGAAACCGAGTTTCCACTTAGGGGCCGGTGGAAACTGGAAACTGGTTTCCACCGATCAGTTCTTAGCCGGTCACGCCGCCCGGCTCGGAACGCTCACCGCGAAACTGAAGGACCGTATCTCGGGCTCACCCGCGGGAAGTCTTCCGCCCGGCCATCGTCGCCTCCGCCGCGTCGATCATCTTGGTGCACAACCACCCCTCGGGCGAGTCGACGCCGAGCGAGGACGATGTGGAGATGACACAGCGGCTCTGCCGCGTGGGGGACACCATGGGGATCGAGGTTCTCGATCACGTGATTCTCGGGGCGGGGGCGCCGTTCTCGTTCCGGGAGGCGGGGCTGATCTGATGACGAACGGCGAAAAAAGAGAGCCCGAGGGTTCTTCCGACCTTCCCGGGGAAGTTCGGTCCCGGCTGACGAGTCCGGGAACCCTCGAGCTCCGGTGTCCTGTGGGAATTCCGCCGGGCGGCCCGGCACTTGCGAATCCCGGCTGCGAAAGAGACAGAGATTGCAGGAACGTCGCGGCCGGACCGCCTAGCGTTCAGGCACCTCACGGGTCTGGTATTGCATAG